CTTTATCATTGATCGAGTCTGCCAAACTGGCGCTTGGACGAGATGAAACTCTCAAGGCTACCATAATGGAGTTGTATGCGAAGAGTTCGGATATTATGCAGTATTTACCTTTTGAGAACATCTCAGGTAATTCTATGAATTTTAACCGTGAACAAACACTTCCTGCTGCTGGTTTTCGTGCACTGAATGAGGCTTATTCAGAGGGTACCGGGACGGTGGATAGAGTAACGGAGTCTCTGACCATTGCCGGTGGGGATCTTGATGTTGATGTGTTCCTTATCAAAACTGGTAATGCTGGGCAGCGTGGTACTCAGGAAGCAATGAAAATCAAAGCACTGAGTCTTGCAATGACAAAAACTATAGTCAAGGGTGATGTTAAAACCACTCCTAAAGAGTTTGATGGGCTACAGGCACGGTGTATTGGAAATCAGAAGATTGTGGCTGGAACAACTGCCGGTGGTGATAATCTTGAGTTGACTTATTTGGATAAGCTGATTGATGAAGTTGATGAACCTACTCATCTGCTTATGAATAAGACCATGCGTAGGAGATTATCCGCAGCTGCGAGGCTGACCACTGTTGGTGGGTATATCACTTATGATCTGGACGCTTTTGGGCGTAGAGTAACAAAGTATAATGATCTTCCTATTTTGATTGCTGATAAAGATAATGAGTATAATGACATTATGCCTTTTACCGAGCTTAGCTCTGATGAAGCTACTGCCCTATCAACATCCATCTATTGCCTGTCTTTTGCTGAGAATGGTGTTGTTGGTTTGCAGAATGGAGAGATGGATGTCCGTGATATGGGTGAGATTGATACCAAACCTGTGTATAGGACTAGGATTGAATGGTATATCTCTCTTGCTATTCTTCGTGCAAGAGCGGCAGCCAGACTCTATGGTATTACTGACGCTGCTGTAACGGCGTAATCCTCTATTTTTCAACAATAACCTTTGATATAGTGAGGTGTAAAAATGGCTTACATGGAATTTTTAAGAAGTGCCAGAGGAAAAATTGTAGATGATCTTCTGATACTGAAGGCTAAAGGAACTGTTGCAACCAGTATGGTAGGTGAAGACCCTATTGGTACAGATAAGTATTATGATACAGGTGGGGGCCGTACTCGTGGGGATGTTGTTATAAATGTATACGGCGCACCTTCTATCTATCCTAATTCTTCATTCAAGCTTAGATTGCAGGGAAGTAAGAATAGTTCGTTTACTACTATTAATGACTTGCAGATCCTTGAGCTTGGGGACTCTCTATTGATTTCTGGTGGATCTGATCTGGGAGTTGGGCGGTATATTCTGCCTTTCACCAATGATCTTGATGGTACTGTATATCGTTATTTGCGTCATTATGCCACGATTGTCAGTGCTGGTACTGGAATACAGTATGAGGTTTATTTAAGCAAAATATCAACCTAAAAAGATGGAGAAGCGTGATGGAAAATTCGGGGCGAAAAGTCACGCTATCCGTCTGTATGATGGTAAAGAATGAAGAAGTAAACCTAAAGCGGTGTTTACCATCATTAAATGGTATAGCTGACGAGTTAATAGTTGTTGATACAGGCTCGAACGATAGTAGTGTGTCCATTGTTGAGTCGTTCGGTGCGAAGGTGTATCAGCATCCATGGGAAGACGATTTTTCCAAGCATAGAAACCAATCTATCTCTTATGCATCTGGAGATTGGGTATTAATCTTTGATGCAGACGAAGAGCTGTTTGTAAATGGTTCTTTGTCTGCATCAGATTTAAAAGAATGGCTTGGTAAAGTCCCTCCTGATTGTATGTCTGCTGCTATTGTTTTGAAAGATATTCAACATGATATGCAGGCAATGCAATTTAATACTGTACGATTATTTCGTAGAGGATCACTCCAATACGAAGGTATCATACATAACACACCAAAAATCATATCTGGTAAACCGGAAGCTATCTTCTGTCCAATAATATATCTCAAGCATTATGGGTATGATCTCACTCTTGAAAAACAGATCGAGAAGAGAAATCGTACAGAGGGTTTGTTGCTTAAACGTATAGCAAAAAACCCAGATGATGTTGTTGCTTACTTCTATTTGGTGCAAAGTTATACTGCTTATAAAGAGTATACTAACGCAGCCAAATACATAGAAAAATATGCAGAGACATCAAAAAGGACAGGAATAAAATTTAATGGTTCTATTTATTGTACAGCGTGTCATGTCTATCGTAATTTGTTGGATAAAGAAAAGGCTCAGAAATGGCTACTTGCTGGTTTGAAAGAACATCCTGGGGATATGGATTTGTTAATGAGTCTTACAGAATATGGTGTTTGGGTACAAGATATAAATCTGATAATGCAAGGGGCGCAAGGGTACTTAAAAGCATATGATGAATACCAAAAAAACCCAATTGCTGGTGGTAACAGATTTACTTATACCAACACTCCGGAGTCTGTGAGTTATTGCTTATTCCATTTATCTATGTCTATGTTTCAACAAGGGTGTCATTTATTGGATAAACTAAACACATCTCTACATAAAACCAAAGATGCTTTTAATAACGGAGTACGTGGAGATGTTGCAAAGGTATTTAGTGTATTTGGAATAAGTAAGGAAGGATGGGATTTACAATTGGAAGAACCACGTAAAGTGGTTAATTTAAGTAAATGGAACTGATTGAACAGGAGGATACAATCAATGATAACTCTTTATAATAAAAGTACTGGTAAACCCGTATCTGTTGCGCACAAGATTGATGCTAGGGAATATGTTGCTGGCGGGGCATATTGTTGGGATGATCCTACTAAAAAGCCAGAAATGCCAATAAAGTCAGAGGCAAAACCAGCCAAAATTCCTACTATTGAAGATAAGGAGCTTGTGGAAGATATAGCTGTGATGGAAGTCAAACCAAAAGGTAAACCTATTATCCCCAAAAGAATTATTAGAAAATAGATTCTATTGGTAGTGGGAGTATATCATGGAAGTTTTTCAATTATGTAGCGCGAGTATGGCAACAGGAGCTGGTAATGCATTTAAGTTACCCGGATGGCGTATGGCACTTGGATCAATACCTGTTCAGATATACACCACACAAGCCACTGCTTTTGTTGGTACTGTTAAGTTGCAAGGTACAATTGCAGAAGGTGCTGATGTAGCAGCTGGTACTAACCATTGGTCTGATATTAATGGGGCAGTATGGACAACCGAAACCATTGATGCATTATTTGCCAAACCTACATACATCAGAACATATATAACTGCGTACACTTCTGGTCAAATCTCTGTACGTATTGGATTTTAAAGGAGATTAGTTATGGCAGCTGTATTTCCTCCTGTAAGTGGCGGTAGTGCTAGTCAAGCTTCCGTGAGTGATATTCAAGCAGATATTGGTGATCCTTCTGGGAGTGCTACTAGTTTATATGATTCTCTAAAATATCTCTATCAGACTGCTGGTGCTTCATTAGCAAGCGTTGTTCAAGATTCCATCATAGCACATATTCTGGCATCTAATGGAACAGTATCTAATTTTGATGATACTACAGATAGTTTGGAAGCATTGGCTAATAAACAAGCTGATATTGAAACTGATACACAGAATATTCAGGATAGAGTTGGTGATCCAGCATCTGATGGAACCTCAGTACATGATTCATTAAAATATCTTTACCAACAGACAGCTGGTGCATCTATGGCTTCTGTTATTCAAGATTCCATCATAGCACATATCTTAGCATCTAGTGGAACAGTATCTAATTTTGATGATACTACAGATTCACTTGAGGCTCTTGGAACAAAAACTGATAAGATTGATGGTTTAGCTGTAGATGGGTTGTTAGGAGTATATAATAGTCTTGCATATCTGGTTAGTGTACTTGAAGTACATCATCACAGTCGTGAGTATTGGTATGGTCAAGATAGTAACAATTTTTTCTTTAAGGCAACAAGCGCCACAGCATGGCAAATGACATCATCGGCTACTGTTAATACTTTTGGCCCTGCTATTCAATTATCTGATGGGAATGAAGTTGAAAGTGGTGATTCAACCAAATATTATGATCTTCATAGATTATATGTAAAAGCGGCCAGCGTCCAGGATAAAGTATATAGACTTCGTTTTAAATATGCCACTGCCGGAACTGCCGGAACAGCAACTGTGTTAACTGAAACAATATATGTAAAAGCAGATAATACATTAGATCAAGTGCCTGTTGAAATTATGTCTCCAAGAATAACCTGTAACAATAAATTATGGTGTCAGACTGCGTGTGAAACTGGATCAGGTACAATTGATTTATTAGTAGGTATACATACTTACC